TTCCTTGGATGAGGTGCAGCAGTTCCTTTACGAAACCGGCGTCATTCGGGAGGTCGCACCATGATTTTCGACTCTGTAGACGTTCACTCTTTCCTTGCTGGCTTTGCCTTCTGCGGAATGGTGATGCTGTTTGGGCTGGTTGTTTTCGTCCAGTGGATCGGGCGGTGATCCATGGGTTCGACCGCTCCCCTCTCAGGAACGCGCCTCTCCAACGCAGACCGCCTGAGCATCAAGTACAAGGCCGCCCGAGCGGCCCACCTGCCGAGCAAACAACTACACCGCACACTGATTCTAGCCAGAGCTAAAGAACTCAAGTCAGAAGCCCGCAGAGCAAAGCGTAAGCAGCTCTCACTCGCCATCTAGGGGATTCCATGCCGAATATCAGCCGCGGTAACGTTGCCGTCCAATGGTTCGCCACAAGACACGAACGGGTTAAGCCAAAGGATGCTGGGGCGGGCCTTATGGCCCGTGTGGTTTACAGCAAGCCCAAGCATACGACGCGCGACCTGTGGTCCCCTCAACAGGATGCGGTTTTGCGTAAGTGCTATCTCCACGACGGCCCCGACGCCTTAGCGGAGAGATTCAGCCGCACCCCGTCCGCGGTTCGTTCGCGCGCTCAGTTCCTTGGCATCGCGGTGCGCCCATGAGCGAGGACCGCGACTATCTTCTGAAGCCCATCGGCCGGCCCCTTCACGCCGTAGCTATCGACGTGTGCCAGAAGCACCGCGTAAGCGCCCAGGAGCTCTTGAGCTCGAGACGGCTTAAGGCGTTCGTCCTGGCCCGCCAAGAGTTCTGCTGGCGCGCACGTCGCGAAACAGAAGCCTCATTGCCTGAGATCGGCAAGTTCATTGGCCGCGACCACACGACAGTCATTCATTCGATAGAGCGCCACGAACAACGCGTGTCAGCCAAGCCCAACCAAGAGTCGCGGACTTATTAAGGCTGCATTGAGATATCCACAGGAAGGGCGGTTTTACTTCCTGCAAAAGACGATCATCGTATCGCTCGAGGTGAACACAAATGGCACGTATCAGATCCGTAAAACCCGAGCTCCAGCAGTCCGAAAAACTAGGTCGTGTGTCTCGAGATGCGCGCCTGACTTTCATCCTGCTTTTCCCCCAATGTGATGACGAGGGCCGCTGTCGCGCCAATTCGCGAATGCTCGCGAGCCTTCTTTATCCCTATGACGACGACGCCCCGGCCCTAATTTCCGGCTGGCTTGATGAGCTCGAGCGTGAGGGCTGTGTCCGTCGCTATGTGATCGACGGGAACCACTACATCGACATCCCAAATTTCCTTGAACATCAAAAGATTGACCACCCCAAGGCGTCAAAGCTTCCGGCATATCGCGAGGATTCGCGCCTCGTCGCGAACGTTCGCGAATCATCTCCTAGGATCAAGGATCAAGGAAGGGATCAAGGAGAGGATCAAGGAGAGGATCAAGGAGGGGAGGGGACCGCTCACGCGGCTCCGGTCCTCGATGTGGTCCGGTCGGATTCCGTCGATGAAGCAACCCGAGCGTACAACGACCTTGCCGAGCGGATCGACATGCCGAGGTGCCAGAAACTCTCGAGCTCGAGACGAACGCGGCTGCTTGCTCGCCTCCAAGATTGCGGCGGCTTGGATGGATGGTACGCCGCACTAGCCAAGCTCGAGATGAGCTCGTTCTGTCGGGGAAAGAACGAACGAGGCTGGAAAGCAGACTTTGATTTTCTTTGCCAGGACAAGACGTTCACCCGCCTAATGGAAGGTTTCTATGACGACCGGAACAAACCTCAGGATCGTACAGCCGCAGACCGAGCAATCCTCGCTGAAACGTTTGGGCTTGGAGAGATGGGAAGCGTGGCACCAGCTGCCTGAAGGCGTCACCCTTCCGGCGCTGAAGGCCGAGCTCGAGATTGTCGAGCGGACTCTCGAGCCCGCCTCGAGCGCGCAAATGGCCGTGGGCATCGCCAAGCTTCTGGATTTCGCTCGAGCGTTTGGCATTACGAACGCCGAGGGCGCCCAAGTACGGTCGATGGCCGAGTTTTACCGACAGGGGTTCGATGATGTGCCCGGCGATCTGGTCCTTCTTGCGTGCGAGCGCGCCTCGAGAGAATGGCGCTGGGGCAACCGTATGCCTTTGCCGGCCGATTTGAAGGCCATGATTTCAGAGGAGCTCGGCGCCCGCCGCGTCGTACAGGCCCGCATCCGTTCCGCGATGATGAAGGCCAAAGTGGTGGATCGACCGCCCCCGCCGCCGATTGATGTGAAGCCCGAGGTGGACGCCATCGTCAGAGCGTCTCGAGCCGCCAAGCGTGACCCTGACCGGGAAATGACCGCGGCAGAGCTCGAGGCCAAGCGCCGTGAACTCCTAGCGATGTGTGGTGAGTGATGACGATAGACAGAACTTACCGGTGCAATTTGTGCCGCGAACAAAACTCAGAACTTACGGGGATTTATTGGCAGCACGTGCCTGAAAGGCCTGGAACTCGGTTTGTCGCAAAGCCCTACCGGGACGTTGAAAATCATCTTTGCGACAAATGCCTGGAGGATGCTGCCCAGGTTTGGAAGATAAAAGATGAGTGTGAGCCCCATGGATATTAATTCAGGGACGCCGCTTAGGCGGCTTAGAGGCTCGGCAAGTGGTGATGTGGAGGGGGCTGTGGTTCCTGAAGCGGGAGCGGTCGGGGGTTGGGAAACGTTCTGCGACCGCAGTTACTACGACCTGTGGTGCGTGCGCCGGATTGGAGACCGTGTGTTCGGTTCTGGTTTCCACGTCATGTCAGCGGCGGAAGCGACGGCCTTGAAGGACCTTTTGAACACATTGCCGACTGGTGCTTGATGAGTTTGCAATGTTGGGTGTGTGAGATTGTGGACGCCGTGTTCAAAGGCCTCGTCGGCGGTTTGATTGCAACGGCTATCATTTGGGCGATCAAATGGGCGACGTAACGCCGGATAAATCTGAAGAGCGCGAATTTATTGAGGTCGCGATGCGGATGTTTGACCAGTTTGCACGGGCACAAGTGGTGCGGATTAATCTTGGCGAGGCCTTCGATCCCAAAGAATGGGCAACGCATTGGACGCTGATTGCAACGCGGGCCTACATCGAAGTCACAAGCAAGCGGAGTAAGTCATGATCCATCCAACAACAGAAGCTGAAATTCGCCAGACCGCCGAAGATCAGCGCGGGGAGTTCCGGCAGATGATTAGCACCGACTTAACCCAGCCCACAGAAATGGAAATAAGAGTGGCGAGGGCTATTGCCGGGTACTTCATGGGCGGCGAAGATTTTGTGACCGCATCTCATATGCGCCTTGCCCGTGTCGCTATCCGCGCCATGCGGGAGCCGACACAGGACATGGTCGATGCCGGCGACCGCAAGATGTGTGAATGGACTAACCAAGGTTGCGCAGTTGATATCACTTGGCCCGCCATGATCGACGCCGCATCACCCCAGCCCGGCAATCCCATCTGTGGTGCTCCATGACCTTCGTGGGGCGCAAAAAGCCTTACACATCGCGCGGTATCACCCGGATTGCTTGTGCCCACTGTGGCGAGCCTTCGGTTTACCAGTGGCAAGTCTGCTCAAACGGCAACCGCTGGCAGGGCCTTTGCGCCCGTTGTGACGTCGCGCTGAACAAGATCGCGCTGCGGTTTATGCGCCATCCACAAGCCTCCGAAATGCTCAAGCGGTACGCGGCCACGGCCCACAGGGCGCCGCGATGACCCCGACCCCGCTCCTTCAGGAACGCACCGCCCCCACGTCCTTACCTGCCGAGCAGCTTCAAGGCGCACAAAGCGCCTCCCCCATGACCCCCAAAGGACCCACCCCATGACAAAGATAGACGATGAGATGGTGGAACGTGCTGCAAAGGCTGCGTACGAGGCCGATGAGCGCTATCCAGGCGATTGGTCGAAGGCCTATCACACCAGCAAGTCAGCGTGGAAAAACTTCATCCGTGTTGGTCTGGAAGCCGCTCTATCCCCCAAGCCTGAGCCTGAGATAGAGGTGAGCGAGGGGATGCGCTGGGCGGCGATGAATTACGCTAACCACAAGGGCTTTCTCCTGCCGTCGCACTTTTGCGAACTATACCGGGTTATGCGCGCCAAAGAGGCCCAAGAGGGCGCGGCTTACGCCGCTAAGTCTGCTCCCCAAGGGGCGTCTGCTGGTGCGCCTGTGAAGGAAACGGGCGGTAGGGTCGAACGCAGGATGCGCGCATTCACTGTACATAGCCGGAAAACAGACGAACCCAAGGAAGATTGCTCACACGTTTGGCCGCACCGCCGTAAGGCCGACTGAGAACGCTTCGCAAAAATATTACTGAATCACCGCAACCGCTTAACAGCGTTTCACAAGTGACACTGGAGTCTACATGCACATCAAAAAGCCCAAAGTCTGGAAGGGCGGGCGCCCCAAAATGTCGGTGGCCAAGGACTTCGGCACTCCCGAGCAGCAGTACCGCAGAATCATCCTGGCTGGTGGCAAGCCTGTCCCCGCTGAGATGGACGGCAAAGGTTCGGCCGTGCGCGTAACCAAGTGGAAGGACGCCGACGAGGAGACGAAAACCCTCGCGCTGGAGATGACCAGCCGGCCGCTTGACGTGCTGTTCCTCCGCAAGTGGATGACCCAGGACGAGCACACCGCCTGCGTCATGTTCGCCGGCATACGTAAGCTACTGTTCGGTAAGGCGCACCCCGGAGCTATAGACCTGACCGCGGTGACGGGTGGAGGCGCGGCTGATGAGGCGGATATCCCGAGGGCTGAACGGGCTTATCGCTACGCCTGTGCCAAGCTGAACGCCTGCGGCGCGGAAGTGTTTAAGCTGGTTGAGGAGGTCGTGGTCTACGAACAGTTCCCGAGCGCCTGGCGCCAGTGGGTTGGGATGAAGCGCGGCCAATCAAAGCATTGGGAGTCCCTTGCGATGGAGCGCGGGATGCAGGCGATGGCGGATTGGGCGGCGACACGAAAATAGATGTTGACTTGAAAGCCCAAGAATAAAACCATCGAAATAGTACGTAGCGAAATTACGCCCTGGCCCAACCGGTCGGGGCGTTTCCATTTGCGCCTTCGCCAGCCAGCACACCCACGTAAGTCATTTTGACAAAGGGCCGGATCGGGCGGGCGCAATCCCTTTAGGAGCCACAATGAAAAAGACCCCCAAGCCCATGAAAAAGGGCAAAGGCAAAGGTTGCTGATTGTCTGCTTATTCGGTTCCGATTGAAACTCTCTACAGTCAATCGGGCCGGATACCTCACGAAGAGATTTTGCGCCGCACCAACGCGGTTTTTGGCCTAGGGCTACCTTCCGCTGCCCGCCTAGCCAACACCTACCGCGGCAAGCTGATTATCGCTGGTGGCGGCCCAAGCATAAGCGAGACGCTCCCTGATATCCGCCGGCAGACCCGAGTGTCAAAGAACACCAAGGTCGCCGCGGTCAATCGCACCCACGACTGGCTCCTAAAGAAGGGCTTTAAGCCCGACTTTGGAATCCTGATCGACCCTAAACCCTGGGTAGCCAACTACATAACCCCGACCCGTGGGGTTAAGTATTGCTTAGGCGCCAAGGTAGACACCGCGACCTGGCAGAAGTTCAGGGGCCACCCCGAAGTTTACCACTGGCACCCCTTGGAGATTGCCGAGGAACGCGAAGCCGTGATCGGGGCGACCGAGTACATGGTGATCCCAGGTCAATCGACTGTTGGCCTTAGATCCGTCCCGTTTGGATACGCTCTCGGCTTCCGCAAGTTCGAGCTGCACGGCATGGACTGCAACAAGCGGGGCGATGCTGGGCACGCCTACGAGAAGTTCACGCCGGCCGAGAAACTCCAATTCAATCCCGAGCGCGACCTGGGCAACCAAATCTTCTTTATTAAGGACCCGGACTTCGGGACGCGTTTCTACGAAGGCACGACCCACATGGCCCGTCAGTGTGGGGAGTTTAAGAACATGATTAAGGAATACCGCGAGTTAGAGTGCAGAGGCCAAGAGCCTTGCGACATTCGCGTGGCCGGTAATTCAGCCCTCGGATACTTGGCGGCCCTTATGGGGCTGCACGTCAACGAATCCTTCAACGAGAACCCGACCGCTATGCCCATGACAGGCACGATTCGAGAGGACCAGATTGTTGCTCTCCCAGACCAGTCCTCAATTGTCGTGTGCGGTGAACTTCTGCCCCTTAACTTTGAAATGGGCTCCACTGTGAACCCGTTTGGGATGGTGGCGTAATGGACCCCGAAATTACGCTGGCAGAACGGGGGAAAGAGTATCGCTTCAAAGAGGGCAACCCCGGCCGCCCCAAAGGCTCACGCAACAAGCTTGGCGAGGCCTTCCTTGAGGCCCTGCATGAGGACTTTCAGGCGAATGGCAAAGAGGCCATCGAGACCTGTCGCCTTGAGAAACCCGACGCCTACTTGAAGGTGATTGCATCCATTCTGCCTAAGCAGGCGGAAATAAAGATCGACAATTATGAACACATGGACGACGGCCAACTCCGGGCCGCTCTCTCAGCCGCCCTCCGAGACCTTGCCACGTTTGGCATTGATATCGGCGCTGGAACAGGCCCGGTCGGCGGTCAGACGATTGAAGGAGAACCGGCTCGCCAACTACAAACCCTACAGTAAGCAGGGCGAGTTTCACGCCGCGGGATTAAATCACCGCGAGCGTCTGTTCATGGCGGGCAACCAGCTCGGCAAGACATGGGCTGGTGGGAATGAGGGCGCCTATCACGCGACGGGGCGATATCCCGAGTGGTGGAAGGGCAAACGGATTGGCCGGGCCAACGTTGGGTGGGCTGCTGGCGTTACCGGGGAATCAACCCGCGACACGGTGCAGCGCATCTTACTTGGGCGTCCGGGTGAGTTTGGAACGGGCGCGATCCCCAAGGATGCTCTCGTTGACGTGACGATGGCGCGCGGCGTTGCGGACTTGGTTGATACGATCCAGGTCAAGCACGTTGCCGGCGGGACTTCGATCATCGGTCTGAAGTCCTATGAGAAGGGTCGCGAGAAGTGGCAGGGCGAGACTCTTGATTGGGTCTGGTTCGATGAAGAGCCCGACAGCGATATCTACACAGAAGGCCTAACCCGAACGAACGCGACGGGTGGCTTTGCCTGGATGACATTTACCCCGCTCTTGGGAATGTCCGAAGTTGTGGGACGTTTCCTCATGGGTGGTTCGCCATCACGGCACGTCACACAGATGACGATTGACGATGCCGAGCACTACACGCCCGAACAGCGGGCAGAGATTATCGCAGGCTACCCCGAGCATGAACGGGAAGCGCGGGCTAAGGGTGTTCCCACTCTAGGCTCCGGCCGGGTGTTCCCGGTCACTGAGGATTCAATACGCGAGCCGGCCATCAACATCCCGAAGCATTGGCCTCGGGTTGGCGGGCTTGATATCGGGATCGACCACCCCACGGCCACGGCCTGGGTGGCTTGGGATAGAGATACAGACACGGTTCACATCTACGACTGCTACCGGATGCGAGACGGTGTGATTCCGATCCACGCCTCCGCGATCAAGGGGCGCGGTCAGTGGATACCGATGGCTTGGCCTCACGACGCACACCGACGCGACGGGGCTAAGACCGGCGAGCAGTACAAAGCCCTCTATGCCAAGGAGGGTGTGAACATGATGAACGAGCACGCCCAGACCGAGACGGGCGGGAACAGCGTAGAGCCCGCGATTGACGAGATGCTGACCCGGATGAAAACGGGGCGCCTCAAGGTTGCCGAGCATCTTAACGACTGGTGGGAGGAGTTCAGACTCTACCACCGCAAAGACGGCCTCATCGTGAAAGAGCGAGACGATCTGATGAGCGCGACCCGTTACGCGCTGATGATGTTGCGCTTTGCCGCGACCGAGCCCGACGATTTCACCCTGAAACCTGACACAAGCTGGATTATTTAATGGCCAAGATGAGCGAGGAGGACTTCAAAAGGTTTCTGTCCTCCGAGGTGGCCAACTCGCTCAACTACATCGACAGCAAGATTGCCAAGCGCCGCGAACTGATCCTGAACTACATCCAGCTTCAGATGCCCGACTTCCCCCGCCGGCCGGGTGGGTCTGGTGTGGTGGACGGGACAGTGGGCTCGCAGATCGGCCTGATGATGCCGAACCTGATGCGGATCATGTGTGGCGGGCCCCTTGTCGGGGAATACGAAGCCACCGGCCGCGGCGATGATGTGTCCGCCAAGGAAGCCACCGAGTACGTCAATAACGTGGTCCTGAAGCAGGACAACGACGTTGAGCGCATCTTCTACGATTGGGGTTATGACGGCCTGACCCAAATCCTCGGGATCGTTAAGGGGTATTGGGAAGAGGATATCGAGGAGACCGAGGAGACCTTTGAAGGCCTGAGCAGCGACCAGATGGCCATGCTGTTCATGCGCCTTCAGCAAGACCCGGCGTACTCAATAACCGCCTACGAAGAGACCGCCGAACTCGTACAGGACGAGACGGGCGCCCAGGTGCGGGTTGCCTCACACACCCTCACGGTCAAGAAAACCGTGAACCGTTCTAAGGTAAAGCTTCACAACATCCCGCCCGAAGAGTTCGTTGTCAGCGTTACGGCACGTTCGCTTGAAGAATCAATCCTCAAGTCGCACCGCACCTACAAGCGGGCCGGCGATCTGAAGGAGATGGGCTTCAAAGCTTCGGTCGTTGACGCCCTACCGACCTATGAGCCGTTCCGGGAGGCACAGGAGCAGCTAAACCGCTCCGGCTTGGTATGGGAGATCGGGTCTACGGCGACCAAAGACGACCCCGACATGCGCGAGATTGCCGTGCATGAGGGGATTATCAAATGCAACTACGACGGCAAGGGTATTCGAGACCATTACTTCATCGCCGCGGGCAATGATGAGACCATCGAAATCCTGAAGTGCGAGCCCTACGACGATCAGATCCAGTTCTACGACTTCTGCCCCCAGCCACTGCCTCACACCATCTTTGGCCGGTGCCCTGGTGATGACCTTGTGCAGATCCAGCAGATTCGCACCGCCATCCTTCGCCCGACCATCGACAACCTGAACCAGGCCAACACACCCCAGCGCATTGTTGCCCCCACTCAGCTTGAGAAGGGCGGGTTAGAGGCGCTTATCAACCGTGTGCCTGGCGGCATCGTCCTATCGAAGAACGTTGAACTGGCGGTCAAGGAACTGGCAACCCCGTTCTTTGCGCAGCATTCGTTCCCCATGCTCGACTTCTTCGAGCAGGAAGCCGACAAGCGCACGGGCGTCTCGCGGGCCTCTATGGGCTTGGACCCTGACACGCTGCAACGTCAGACGGCCACGGCCACGCAGATCGCTCAATCGGCCTCGATGGGCAAGGTCGAGATGATCGCCCGCATATGGGCTGTTGGCGTTCGGAAGATGATGCGCGGGATTCTGCGTATCCTGAAGAAATACCAAGACTTCCCCCGTGTGGTGAAGGTCGCCGGCAAGCTTCAGCCCGTTGAACCAGGCAAGTGGGCCGCGTTCGATGATTGGGACGTGACGATCAATACCGGGCTTGGGACTGGTTCGAAGGAACGCGACATTGCCACAGCCTCGTTCCTGGCGAGCAAGATCGAGCAACTCATTCTACAGGCGGGCCCGAACAACCCCATCGCGGGGCTTGGTCAACTTGCCCATGCCTATCGCCAGATTGCCGAGTTGTCGGGCGTGAAGCGTGCGGATGATTGGTTCCGCGACGTGCCGCGCGACTTCCAGATGCCGCAGACCGAAGCGCCGCCCGATCCGAAGCTTGTCGCTGCACAGGCGAAGATTCAGGAAGGCCAAGCCAAGCTTCAACTCGAAAGCCAGAAGGCCCAGGCGACCGTTCAGCTTGAGCGCGCCAAAGCCGGCGAGCAGATCAGGGTCGCGCGTGAGGTAGAAGCAGCTAAGGCCGACGCCGCCCTGCGTAAGATCGACATGGAATACGCCCTCAAGCTTCAGCAGATGGAACGGGAGTACGCGCTTCGCCTTATGGAACTTGAGCGCGAGTCCGCCCTTGAGCTTGTGGCCATTGAAGCCAAGTCCGCAAGCGGGCAGGGCCAGATTCCCAACGGTGATAGATGAGCATCGACTTGATCCGCCGCGGCGAAGAGGCCCGGCAGATTGTCCAAGCCCCGTTGTTTCTTGAAGCTATCGAAGAGTTGCGCGCCGTGTACATCGGCCTCCTAGAGTCCTTGCCAGCCAAGGATGACCTAGGGCGGTTCCGCTACACTGAGGCGCTCAAACAGGTGCGGTTCGTGAAGGCTCACCTGGAATCAGTCCTTGCCCAAGGCAACCTGGCCGCGGACGAGGCCAAGCTTGCGGAAGAGAACAGGGTTCTCTCCTTCATCCGCAAATTCTAGAGGCATAAATGACCGACAACATGACCTCTGGCTTCGTGCCGGAGAGTGCTCTGTCAACCCATGACGGCGCGAACGCTTTGGCTGCATTACGTCAGCCCGAGCAGAAACCAGGATCATCCGGCGAACAGACCCACGACACTGACGAGCCGGGAGTTGAACAGGAAGGCGTGGAACCGGAGCCCCAAGAGGCAGACGGCGAATCTGATGGCACGGCGGAAGAGGAATCTCACGTTGTTGAGATCACCCTCCCCAACGGGTCGAAGATCAACGCTGACGAGGCCGCGAAGGGATACCTCAGGCAGGACGACTATACGCGCAAGACCCAGGCCCTTTCCCAAAAGGAAAACCAGTTTCAAGCGCAATCAGCGGAATATGTGCAACGCCTTCAAGGCGTGTTTAAGGAAGTCGCTTCTCTGCTTCCTCCTGAGCCCGATTGGGCCGCTCGTGTTGACGAGGTCGGTTCCGATCAGGCGATGAAGGAACAGATCCAGTGGAACAAGCAACAGAACATCTTGGCCAAAGCTAGGGCTGAGATTCAGCAACAGAACCAGATGCAAATGGCTCATGCGCAGATCAAGGCGCGCGAAACATTGCTTGCTGGGGAGTTTGAGCCGGCGTGGAAGGACCCCAAAGTCCTATCGAGCGCAATGGAAGGGGTGAGTAATTACCTCTCGTCCTACGGCTATCCGCCTGAAGTTCTGACGCAGCTTGCAGACCCGAATATCGCTGTGATTGCCGAGAAGGCGCGGCGCTATGACGAGCTGCAAAAGGCAAAGCCCGAGGCAAAGAAGGTGCTGAAGGACAAGCCTAAGCCGTTCAAGCCTGGACCTAGGCAGAATGAAACTACCCAAGAACGCTCCTCGAAATCTGCGTTGAACAGATTCCATCAGACAAAAACCGCAGATGACGGATTGGCAGCCCTAGCGAGCCTACGGCGCCCGTCATCATAACCTGATGAGGAATCCCCCATGACTATCGCGACCAATGCGTTCTCGACCTATGCCCAGGTTGGCATCAAAGAAAACGTCTCGAACATCATCACCAACATTACCCCGGACGAGACCCCGGCCTACTCCACGTTCAAGAAGTTCTCGGTTCGAGACCGCTTGTATCAGTGGCAGACCGACGCCCTGACGGCCCCTGCCGACAACAACAAGCAGGAAGGCGACGTTGTGACCGTGCAGACGAGCGTGGCGACCACCATGCTCAACAACCGCACGCAGATCAGCTATAAGTCCCTCTCCGTCACCGACACCGCCCAGGCGGTTTCGACCTATGGCCGTACCAACGAGTACGACTACCAGGTGATGAAGCGCGGACGCGAGCTTAAGACCGACATTGAAATCGGCCTGCTCAAGAACGTGGCCAAGGACGTTGGCGGCACGGGCGGCACCAACCGCGTTTCGGCCGGCTTGCCGACGTGGATCACCAACCTCGCCCGCGGCACGGCCCCGACCGGCGACGGCTCCGCGGCTGTGGATGTGGGCCAGACCCAGATCCCGACCACGGCGCTGACCTATGCGATGTGTGCTACTGCGATGACGATGGCATTCCAGGCCGGCGGCTCCCCGTCGATCCTGATGCTTCCGCCCATCCTGAAGCGGTCGTTCTCGGGTCTCGCGTTCTCGGCCACCCCGTCCACGGCTGACGTTCGTTACAACATCAGCTCTGGCAAGCCCGCTATCGCGGTGGGTACGGTCGAGAAGTGGCTGTCCGACTTCGGCACGGTCGATGTTGTCGTGAATCGCCAGATGGCGCGCGTATCGAGCAACATGCTCAATAACGCGGCCTTCTTCATCGACCCGTCGAAGGTGCGCGTGGGCATCCTGCAAGATACCGAGGTTATCCCGCTGTCCAAGCGGGGCCTCGCGGACGAAGCCTTCATTCGCAACGAATGGACGCTTGAGGTCTCGGCGCCGACCGCGCACGCGGCCATCTACAACGTCACCTAACTGATAGAGGGGGCCCTGGGGAAACCTGGGGCCCTTTTCTCCATGCTGACCAAACAAGAACAGCGCGAAGCCTCCAAATACGCGACGGGGGCTTGGGCTGTGCTGCGTTACGACGCGAGCCTTGGAATCACAACCTGGGTTCGCCGTGAGGACTTGGGCAACGGTAAGTCCCGTGTCCACTTCATGGAGACCCAGGACGCCACACAGATTGTCGAGGAGAACAAGTACCTCGCCAATTCGTGGGAAGGCTGGGCCGGCAAGAAGCACGGCGCGGTCGTGGCTCGCATCCCTATCGTTGAGCATAACCGCTTGATGCGGGAGTGCGGATACGACGGGGCCGAATACGACAAGGACAAGATGAAGAAGCTTTTGAACGCCAGTGACAATGCTGCGTTCAGGACCGGAGGCGGCACGCTTTAATGATCGACACATACGCCAAGCTTATCGTTGCGGTGCAAGACGAGGTAAACCGCAAGGGTGGAGGCTTGGCCGCCGATGTGACGATTGGCGCGACAACGATTGAAGGCAAGGTAAAGCGGGCCATCGCAAACTGCGAAGTGCGGGTCCGTCAGATGATCCGGGTTCGCCAGCAAGAGACTTCTACGAGCATCGCGTTTACGTCGGGAACGTGGTCATACGCCCTGCCGAGTGATTTTAAGTCGGCTCGCGTGATGTATCTGAACCAAGACCCCATCGTTACCGTCACCCAAGACTCCCTAGAAAACATCATCGCTGAATACCCGAGCGCCGCGGCCGGCGAGCCCCGCAAGTTCTCTGTGGTGGGGAGCAGCTTCTACATCCGCCCTCCGCCCGATGCCGGCAGATCCGCAACGCTGTTTTACTACCGCGACCTTCCTTCGCTCTCTGACACGGCCACATCTAACTGGCTGCTTCTTGAGTGCCCCAACATCTACCTCTACGGCGCGTGCCTTGAGCTTACGCCATACCTCGGAGATGATTCCCGTATCCAGGTGTGGAAGGGTGCGTTTGACGAGGCTGTGGGCCTGCTGACAGGCGACAACGACGCCACCAAATGGAGCGGCGTTCTCGTGCAATCGGCCCTGCCTGTAATGCTGGTCGTATGATCCAGGTCGATGCATCGGCCCCGGCGTGGGGGCAGAGACTGGCCAAGGACGCTCAGACGGAAATTGATGCCGCGCTGTCGCTGTTCGTGAGCCGTGTTCCTATCGCCGTCGCCAGCCTGCCTGCGGCGTCGAAATACACCAACAAAATAGCACTTCTCAGCAATGGCACGTTCTGGCTCGCCAAGAGCAACGGAACGGCCTGGATCTACCCGGACAATACAGCCGTATGACCAAACCGAATGCCATCTCAAAGATATTCAAGGGCGCCATCGGCCACATGGCGGCGCAGGCTTGGTATGTGGGCCAACTCGACGGCGCGCTGGCGCTTGTTCAAGTCGTTCTCGATGAGGCGAAAGAGAACAGCGGCAAGTTCCCCAAGGACAAGGATTGCAAGGACGCAGTGAAGAGACTCACTCACGTCAAAGCCGAACTTGAGACCGTTTCCAATCGCCTGGCTGAAATCGCCATAGGGAATAAGTAGGCATGGTCGATAGTCCAACGACACGCAACCGACTTCGTAAGCAAGAGGTCGGAACGAACAACAACACCTGGGGCACAAAGCTTAACGAGGTGCTTGATTGTGTTGACCAGGTGGTTGACGGGGTTGAGGCCGTGGATCTGGGCGGCGCTACGTCTTACACGCTGACAACTTCGGACTACACGACCAGCGACCAGGCGAAAAACCGCGTTCTGGTGTGTTCTAACCTTCACGCTTCCGGCTCTGACCTCATTGTCCCAAACGTTGAGCACGTCTACGGCGTGCGTAATTCAGGGTCTACGACGCTTGAGGTTAAGACTTCAGCCGGGACGGGCGTTGAGATTCCTGCCGGCCGCTTTACGTGGGTCTACTGCGACGGGACCAACGTTATCTCTGCGGCGCCCACGTCGCTCCCTGTAGCGTTTGTGCCGAGCCTATCCAACGACCCGGCGACGGTCGATTATGTTGATACCGCCGTTGCTGCGGCGTCAGGTCTAACTGCGCCGTTCATTCTGGTAAGCGGCGGCGACACTACGCAGGGATATCTCGGGCAGAAGCTAACGGTCGGGTTCTCAAGCGCAACCACGACGCAGCTTTCCGGACTGCTATCGGCTCAAGTTGAGATTGATAATGCTGGCGGCAACGAAAAATCCCGCATCCTCATGGCCCCCGGCTACGTCGCGGGATACTTGGACGGCGGACGAAAGGACACGGTGTTCACCGCGTTCCCTGGCTACGCCTACAACGTGGTCAGCGGGTGCACGTTCGTCCTGACCTCCGCCCCCACGCACGCGGCAAAGATGCGTATTGCCTTGTTCAATCCCAATGCGAACTACGGGATTAACCCGAACGGCAACAAAATCAACAATTCGACAGCAACGCTTAACGGCATCCCTGGTGGGCAGACGCTGGAAATCACCTACGACGCTACTCTCGGAGATTGGGAATAATGGTTGCCATCGCAAAACCTGGGCTGATTGCTGGCGCGCCGTTCATTGGATACGACACGGGCGTCTGCCATCTTCCGCACTACATCACCAAGACCGGAGCCACGCTCGCGACCACATCAACGCGGGCTTACTACATCCCGTACTTCGTTGGCGAGGCGGTGATATTTTCCAGCATCCAGACCTTTAATCAGGGAGTGGGTGACAACGGCGACACGTACCGCTTGGCGATTTATGCCAATGACGGAACTGCTGGGCCTGGAACCCTAATTCAAGACATAGGGCAAGTTACGCTTACTGGCGCGTCTGCGCTCCGCACAATATCCGCGACGATCAATCTTGAAGCCTACGCGCTTCAATGGGTGTGGGTGATGTTCCACGCCAACCAAGCGGCCGATATGTACGACATGAAGGTAACGCTTACATCTGGCGAGTTTACTAACGGGGTTGCCGTCTTTGGCACCTTCGGAAGCCAATTCTCAAGCGCGGCTAATGCCAACGCCGTTTTCCGATATGTCGATACTGCCTACGGCGCGGCGGCATCAACCGCAGTAACCCCCACGGCGACAATTACAGCTGCCCCGTCATTCGTCTTGGTGAAGTAACATGGTCCTGAACGTCATTTACAATCCGGCCGGTGAGATTATCGGCCAAGAAAACATTCCAGACAGCGGTGTCCGCGCATGGGACGCCTACGACTTTAAGCTTCGGTTTACTACGGCCGAGCGTATGGCAATCCGCGCGCGCGCCAAAACCGATCCGGTGGCCGAGGACTTTATGGATATGCTGGACACAGCAGCAGCGACTAACACAAGCATCTTCTCTACGGACGCGCTTGTGAACGCGGGGCTGCAATACTTGGAATCTGAAGGCGTTCTTGGCGAAGGTCGGGCAGCGGAGATTGTCGCCTAATACAGCCGGTACTTTGCAATCAGTTTTTCTACCGCTTCGTTAGCCGCTTCGTCTGACATTGCAGACTGTTCGACAGACTGAGCCTCAGACCGCAGCATATCGGCGGTCAGTTTCAAGGCTTCGTTATATTCGCGTTCCCCTTCGTAATCCTCGGCAAGGTCTAACAGGGCCTGCGTGAGGCGTGCGCGTGTCATATCAACTCCGGTATTAAATGACCTGGACACCGATCGACTTTAACCCCGGCGTTTATCCTGACGACACACCCCGCACAGCAGCGGGTTTTTTTACGTCTAGCGATAAGATCCGGTGGGTACGTAAGCGGGCACAGACTATCGGAGGTTGGGAGACCGCCTCAACTGATTCCGTAGAGGGGATTTGCCGCAATATTTTCGGCTGGCGGTCCAACAACACGCTACCCCAAGCGGCCATCGGCACTCATACCCACCTTCAGGCCTACTACGACGGGGACATTTACGACATTACCCCCGTTGTTACGTACTCGACCCCGACCTTCAACATCACCACCACAAACGCCTCCACGACCGTCACCATATCCTCTTGGACGCATAGCATGGTGGCGGATCAGCGGTTTGAGCTGGACAACGCGACCGTAGGAACCGTTGGCGGTGTGACTATCGACGGGGCCTATGAGGTTCTGGAAGTCCTCAGCGCGACGGCCATTACATTTACCGCGGCGCAGACTGCCATCGCTACGGCTGGCCCTACGGCTGTCACCTGTGACGCCAACATTCTCCTGGCCTCGGGTCAAGTAGACGGGACGGCCGGCGTTGGCTTTGGTGTGGGCCCCTTCAGCGGCGGAGATTATGGCGAGCCTGCGGAGCTTACCGAGTTCTACCCACGCACATGGTCCCTTGAGCAATGGAGCCAGAACCTTCTCGCGAATCCTCGCGGGGGTGGAATCTACGAATGGGCGCCTAATTACTCAGCCCCGGAGCTTGTGGTTAATGGTGATTTTGACACAGACACCGACTGGACGAAGGGCACGGGCTGGACGATTGCGGCGGGCGTCGCAACGGCTACGGCGGGCTTTTCATCTTTGCTCACGTCTCAGCTTTCCCTCGAACTTGAGCCAAACGCCTATAATCTTCTTGAGTTCGACCTTACCCGCGTGGCCGGAACGCTCACGCCTGAACTAGGCTCTACTGCCATCGGGGACGCGATCAACGCGACTGGCCGATATCGCCGGGCGTTCTACACCGGCGCTGGCGGGGCTCTTAGCTTCCACAAGGACGCGTCATTCGGCGGCACGATCGATAACGTCTCGGTTAAGCAACTGTTGACGGCGCGGGTACTGCCGAACGCCCCGACGCAGAATACTTGCATCCTCGTCACGCCTGAACTGATCGTTCTTGCTGGCGGGACTATCGACGCTGACACGTCCGTATTTAATCCGATGCAGATACGGTCCTCCGATACCGGGGACGGGGATCTAGCCGGCAACCAGACCTGGAACATCGACCCGGCCAACACGGCGCGGCGCTGGAACCTATCCCGCGGCTCACGCATCGTTCGGATGCTGAATGGTAACGGCGAAGTTCTCTGCTGGACCGATACGGCTCTTTATTCCGGCATCTTCTCGCAAGACCCCAACACGATCTACCGGTGGCGTCTGATTGCTGAAGGCTGCGGGCTTACCGGGCCCAATGCGGTGGTTGTCGAGAACGGCATCGCGCGCTGGATCACGCCTTCGGGCGATGTGATGCAGTACAGCGGCGGCGTTCCTGTGTCGCTCGATTGCCCGATGCAGCGGGAGTTCAAGAACAACCTTGCCCCTTCGCAGCAAGACAAGATTTCGGCCTTTACCGTAACGTTGTTTGGCGAGTCCTGGTGGCTCTACCCTGACTTCAGGGACGGCAACGAGTGTTCTCGCTACATCCAATACAACGCCCGCGGCGGAGTGTGGGCCAACGGAACGTTTAACCGCACAGCCTGGATGGATGCTGGGGCGTTCACGCTTCCCCTAGCCACAAGCACAACCGGCGTTCTGTTCTGGCAGGAAAAGGGCAAGTCGGCAGACAGCGGCCCGCTTACGTGGTCGCTCACTACGGCCTCTCTCAACAAGGGCAAGACCATGATGGAACTAATGGGGATGATTCCCGACTTTGAGGACCTGGAGGGCGGCTTCAGCGTCACGGCTTATGCCGCGCAGACTCCGAACGGAACGCCCATAGCATTTGGCCCCTACAACGTAACGTCACAGACGGACCAGATAGACATTCGCGCGCTTGGATACTCGCCCACGCTCACTTTCTCGGGGAGTTCGGCCCCCGCGTTCATGCGAATGGGCATTCCACAGTTTGACATAAGACAGACAGGGCAATTCCGTTGATTTGGGAACTGATGAGCGAGTGGGCGCAGTGCCGCGAGGCGTTGCTCCCAGCCATAGCCATGACTGACGGCACGCACATTGAGGATGACGTGATTGCCGGCCTCCTGAGTGGGCAGTTCAAGCTTTGGCGCCGCGGATCGTCGGCAATCATCACCGAGTTCGTGAAGTTCCCCCGCGTGAAGGCGCTGAACGTCTTTCTCGCGGGCGGCGACCTTGAGGAGTTAGCCCCGCTTCGCCCTGAGATCGAACGCTTTGCGATGGCGAACGGATGCACGCGCATGACGGCCCTATTCGCCCGCAAGGGCTGGTGCCGGTGGTTTGGCGATGACGTGAAGTTGAGCGGCACATACGCATATAAGGATTACTAGATGGCAGTCAGTAAGGGCGGCTCGTCCAGCAACCAGAATCAGAACCAGTTTGGTAGCTACACAGGGCAGGGCTCAACTAATCAAAACTCGACGGGAACTTCGGGCGGCACAACGACGGGCTCAACTACAGGCACGACCGTTGGGAGCACGACCGGGAGCACGTCGGGCACGTCAACCGGAACTACGGCTGTCAACGCGCCCGTAGGCTGGGAGACAAATTGGAACGGTATGCAGCCGGGCGCGAATGGGTTTAACTCGACCCAGCAGCCTGGTGTTGACTGGCTCGGCGGGGCTTTGGCTAACCCAGACCCGGCGAACCTTGCGGCGCCACGGGCCGGGATGCAGTGGGGCGCTAATTACTTCCAAGATCAAGCGGCCAATCGCACCGCCCCGACGCTGGCCAATCTCGCGGCCTCTGGAAATCCCGCCTACGCCACGCCGGCCGATGTGCAGGCCCAGCAGATCGCGGCACAGCAGGGCGTTAAATTCCTAGACGACTACAAAAACCCGTACCTCCAAGACGTGCTCGACACGTCATTGAGTGATTACGACGTTGGGACCAACCGGGCTGCGAATGCGTTTCGCGTTCAGAACATTGCCGGCGGCGCGTCGGGTGCGGGCTCTAACCCGGTCGGCGCGGCAATCTTTGCTGGCGAGGCCAACCGGGGCCGCGGCGCGCTATCCTCCGGCATCCGCTCGAACGCGTTCAACACTGCTGCTGGCTTTGGGATGCAAGACGCAAACCGCTTCCTGGCGGCGGATCAATCTAACCAACAGGCGAACCTCGCAGCCGACACGTTCAACAATCAGCAAGCGCAAGCGCGCAACATGTTCGATGCAAACTTGGGGATGCAATATAACGACCAGCGTGACCGCACTGTTCGAGACTTCGTGAACACGCAAGGCAACATTGCCAACGTTGGAACGACTGGTTTCGGAATCGGCCAAGGACTTGCTCAGGGCGTTATCGGTGCCGGGGCGCAGGGGCAAAATCAAAATCTCAACTGGCTTAATGCCGGCGTTCCTCTGTTCGGCACGACCAACACCAACACCAACACCGGGACGGTCAATCAGAACACAACGGGCACGCAGACCGGGACGCAGACAGGCTCGCAGACAGGCTACGACAACCGCGAGACAAGCGGGACGACGACTGAATCCGGCTCGACTTCTGGCAACAGCTCCGGCTCTGCCCGCGGGAAGTCCGGCGGCCTCAATTTAGGTTAATGCAATGAACAAAACACTCTTCGACCAGATGATGCAGCGGCTTGGCTCTAGCCCGATGCTTCCGCCTCCTGGTGACTACGCGCCTGGTGGTGCGATGTTCCCCGGACAGAGCAAGCCTGCACCTGTGGACCCGAACGCACCGACACCCCCGGCACCGACAACGATACTCGGCAAGATCGGACAGGCCATCGCCCCGAACACTCAACAGGCGATGGCAGGCAAGGGAGGCGCGGGTTAATGGCTGGCCAAATCGGACAAGGCGCGCAGCTTCTCGGGCAGGCGCTAATCCCTGAGACCATGGCGAACCTCCAACGTCCCAGCATGATCGAACAGGCGAAGCGCGAGCAGCAAGTCGGCAACATTCAGGCCGGCAGACTGTTCAGCGGCATGAATCAGGAAATCGGCACACCGCAGACCAAATCCTACCAAGTCAACGGCAAGACGATTGGGCAGGATAACGCCTCGACTGTGCAGCCGCTTTTCTCTGGCGCAAAGAAGATGGCGATGTTCTCGCAGGCGTTCCTTGAGCAGGCGCGCGCGATGATGACGCAGCAACGTCAGAGTCAGATCGCGCTTACCCCGTTTACGAAGGATGACTTCATTCCCACGGATGCGGGACTCTACAACGTCCGCACCGGGAAGTTGGACAGCACGACAGCAAAGCAGCCCGAAGGCATCAAGGTCGGCACGACGCGCGATGTTATGCGCGGCAGCTCGATAGTTACTGAAGAGCGCCAAGCTGACGGGACGTGGAAGCAGATCGGCAGCGGTCCGCGATGGGAGGGGCCTAAGGACCCCGTTAAGCCCTTTGGCTATGATGAAGATCAGGCCGCGAAGCGCAAAAAAGAAGAGAGAGAATCCGCTGATGCAGAACGCAAGGCGCGGGCAGATGAGTACTCGTTCCAATCCACGGATGAGGGCTTCTCAGAGATTATGCGGATGGCGGCCAAGATTGGCACCAACAAAAACTTGGCTTCTTACACCGGTAAATTCGATGCGATGACGCCCGACGTTTCTGATGGCGCAACGCAATTTACCAACGACCTGAAAGTCCTTAAGTCCAACCTCGCCATGAACGCCCTGAACGCCGCGAAGGCGGGGTCGGCAAGCGGAGCCACTGGCTTCGGGGCCTTGAGCGAAGGCGAATTAGCGATCCTGCAAAACCAGATTGCGACCCTTGACCCATCGGTCGGGAAGGAAAACTTCCAAAAACAGGTGGTCGATATCATCCGCCGCACGAAAGGGATGCAAACCCGCCTCCGCGCCACACGTCCTCAGGACGCCCCGGCACCGTCTACGGCTAGCGCAATTCCCGGCTTCTCAATTCAACGGATTGAATAATGCCCAAATACCGCATTACAGGCCCGGACGGCGCTACCTACGAGGTAACGGCGCCGGATGGGGCCACTGAGGCCGACGTTTTGAAGTACGCCCAGGGCCAAATGGCACCACCGGAGGAACCCTCTGGCGGGCCGTCGCTCCCGGCCATCGGCCCTATGGTCGGGGCGAAGGGAAAACAATATAATAACCCTCAAGAAAGGCACGCATCCGCCTTGCCCGAATGGCTCCCCGAGGGCGTTAGGTCTGCTGTTGGACACGTCAACGCCCTGCCGGAACTGTTCGTGCGCGGCGCCACGGTGGGCCTGTCGGATTACGCGCTTGCCGGCGCGGATCAGATTGTTGACGGGGTTAAGGGCCTCGTTAAGAAGCGCGAAAAGGACAAGACGTTTGACGAATCCCTACAAGATATCCGAGGCGGAGTTCGGGAATTCCAAAGTGCCAATCCCGTCACTGGATACGGCGCTGAAATCGCAGGGTCCGTCTCTTCCCCCATACTCAGAGCCGTCTCCGGGGCTGCGGGTCGCGTTCGCGATGGGGTACGCCTTCTTGATCGCGGTACTCGTTATCTCGCTCAAGGCGGTGCAACTGGCGCAGTCGCAGGGGCCGGTTACGCTCAAGACAGTGATGGCGGCCTTCCGGGGCTTGGTGACCTAGCCTTTTCAACCGGTGTTGGCGCGGCGGTTGGCGCACCCCTTGGCGCTGCCACCGGCCTTGCAGTCGAGGGCGGCGGCCGGATTTTCAACTGGCTTCGTGAGCGCGTTGCCTCACGCGTAGCGCCTCCTACACAAGGCGCATTTGGCGGCCCTACTACACCGCCCGCGCCTCAGTCTCCCAACGGTGCGTTTGGAGGCCCCGGCACTCCTCCGCCTCCCCCACAAGACCCCACCCAATGGCGCAGACCTCCAATGGACGCTCGAGACGTTGCGGCGCGCGTTGCTGCTCGCGCGGCTGACCGCGACAGCCTGTCGGGTGCGCGAATGACAGCTAAGGTCAACCAGTTGGGCGACCAGGGTACGTTGGCCGATACGGGGCCGAACATGCAGACCATGGCGATGACCGCGGCACAGCAGCCCGGCGCTGGAATGCAGACCGTCAACACCAACCTTGGCGCTCGTGAGGTCGGGAGAGAGGGGCGCCTCGTTGATAGCGTCCTCGGAGGCATCCGGCAGAGGTACTCGAATCTAGTCGAGGGACTTCAGGCCCAACGGTCTGCTGACGCCGCGCCATTATACGAGATTGCGTTCTCTCCTCAGACAGGTTCCGTCACCACGCGCAGCAAGCAAATCACCAGCCCGCTAATCAATAGGTTGCTGGATGACTCTGACGTTCAGAAGGGCGTGGCCACCGGCATTCGCCTTATTGAGAAAGAGGCGTCCGTTACTGGAAACCCGGTCAACTACGCCGATTATGCTCTCCGCAGAAACCCGGAAACGGGGCAATTCGAGCGGGTTGGAACCCCGACCCTGCGGCTCCTCGACGCGGCCAAGCGCGGGTTGGATGAAATGCTGTTCCAGGGCGACGGGCTGCGGAATCAATACGGGCGCCTCAATCAAATGGGGCGTGCAGTAGAGGGCCAGCGCGCCGCGCTTGTGCGTGAGCTTGACCGCTTGACTGTAGATCCGGCAACCGGCCAATCCGCCTATAGGCAGGCCCGCAACGCTTGGGCTGGCCCATCGGCTCAGTTGGAAGCTGCCGGCAATGGCCGCGCATGGCTATCTGATGACCTGGATGACGTAACCAGCATGGTGCGTCGGATGGGTGACAGCGAGCGCGAGGCCTACACCATCGGTATGATGCGCGACATTGAAGAGCGCCTCCAAAAGAACCCGAATGCTGCGCTTAAACTTCTGAACACCACGACCGCACAACGTCGGTTGCAAATGATCCTCCCGAAGGCTGAATACAACTCGCTCAAGCGCACCATCCTCGCGGAAGCCAAGATGCTCCGCACGGAACGCGCAGCCCTTGGTGGTTCTCAAACCGGCCTACGTGAGGCGGCCAGGGCAGACGTGAACAACCAAGTCGGAGAGGCCGGCAACGCGGCTATTGCCTTGGCGCGTGGTCAGGCTGGCGGGTTGCTTGATCGTGCCGTGAACTATCTCAATAGCCCGACAGAGCCTGTCCTGAATGAACTCGCTCGCATGATGACGAGCCGGAATCCGGCCGAACGCACCCTTGCTATCCAGCGCATCCAGGCGGCGCGTGAACAGATGGCCATCCAAACGCAGCAACTTGAGGCCTTGGCGAGCCGCACGGCGGCCGCCCCCATCACCGCAACCGCACCTCTCCGCGGCAGATAACTCCAAATATAGAGCGCGCCCGACCCCCAGCAGCAACTAGGGGCCGGACGACTTCCCACACGGCAACTGAAAAGGAGTCGCCATGAAAGCGAACTACCCTAGGACGCAGGGAGCCAAGAGTCATGGCTGAATCCAACGGCAACGGCGCCAAGATCGAAAACGCCGTCTTAACCCTGGTCTCCCGGTGGTTCACGGTCATTGGCTTCCCGGCAATGTTCGCTCTCTCAGTCTGGTTCGGCTCTGAGTTTGTGGAGCGAATCGACACGTTTATTCAAGAAGCTCGGACAGAGTTTCGGAATAACGATCAACGTATGAACGGGTTCGATGTTCGTCTGACAGGTGCGGAAAGAGATATCCGGTACTTGCAGGAACGTCAGTAATGCCGCTTCCCCCAACAAGCCGTGAGGTTCTCCAAGAGGCTCTAGACCTGAAGGCAAAGTATGGTGGGTGGGCTGAAGCCTCACGGGTTTCTCGGGTTCCTATTAATACGCTGAAGTCCAGAGGCGAGAGGGCCAAGGTGGCGGGGCTTAGGCCCCTTGAAGTGCCGGCAAGCGTGAACCCAAACATCACCGCGACCGTTGAAAGTCTGCGGTCGGAGATAGACAGCCTGCGGCAACAGTTGGCCAAGGCCACACAGCCGAAGTTCACCCTCCGCAATGACAAATACACCGACCACGACGACCTTCTCGTCATCGTCATGGGGGATGCCCACGACAGCCCCACCATCCCAGACAAATCAAGATTCGAGATTGCGGGCAAGTTTGCGGCGGAACGTAAGTGCGATGTGTTCCTGTCGATCGGTGACTTCCTCGACATGCTTTCTGTGTGCTTCCACGTTCCGGACGAGAACTATTCAGGCCGCGCAAAACCCACGTTCATCGAGGACATTAAATCCGGCTCACTGGCGTTCGACGCGATCAACAGCGGGCTAGGAAACTGGAACCCTGAGCGCCACAAGACCCAGGGCAACCACGAAAACCGGCTCTACCGTATCGAGGACAGCGCGCCGTCATCGGTTGGTATGTACGTCTCTCTCTATGACGAGATGATGCAGCGGGCGAAGTTCACGTATTCAAACTTTGGCGCAACCACGTTCTACGGCGGGGTGGGCTTCAGCCACATACCAATCGGCATCATGGGGAAGCCCATGGGTGGGAAGCAAGTTCTCACCAATGTTGGCCGCGACAGCGTTTACGATTCAGTGACCGGCCACACTCACATCCCCGGCGAAGTCATCACAAGGAAGATCGGACAGCGGCACGTTACGACCGTTGATACGGGGTGCTTCCTTCCCTGGCTCAAAATCGAAAAGTACGCAGAGCATACGCTGGGCGGCTGGGGGTGGGGTTTGACGGAACTCCGCATTCGCCGCGGCAAGATCGAATCCCGCAAGTGGCACAGCCTTCTTGAGTTGGAGGAACGCTACGCATGAGCGAGGACCCCGATGTTCCGATTGAGTTTGTCGAACTCCCATATCCGTTCTTGGAAACGAACAACGCCAAGCTGCGGTGCTTCATTGCCGAGCATTACCTGAACGCTGAAATCGACGGAGCAATTTTGGTCGCCAACATGGAGGCCATTTACCGGTGGATTTTGAAGGGCAAGACCGTAGCGAAGGCCCGCAAGCCGCAACTGGTGAAAGCATGAGCGAGAAGATCGGCCCCTTCATCGTCCCGACCGCAGAGGGTGGCGTTGCCCTCATCCATGACTATGAGCGCGTCGAACTCCCACACGCCACGGCCAAGAAATTCTGGTGGGAATTGACCCAATACATGAACCGCCGAGCGGACGAAGAAATTAAGAAAGGACACAAGTGAGAATGGCTATTGCACTGAAAAGCAGCGCGCGAATTACAGGGGTTAGGGCTGAAACCCTCTTTGCCATGCGTGTCGCTGAAGGCGTCTTTGAGGACCGCAAGCTTGGGCTGATGACCGTCACGTCTTGCGCCGATGGCAAGCATTCGGCCGGCAGCAAGCACTACACGGGCGGCGCCTTCGACATTCGCACGCGGGATATCCCGCAAGACCAATGGCAGATCGTCGCGGGCGATATCCGCGAACGGCTCGGCAGTGAGTTCGACGTGGTTGTGGAGAAAGACCACTTCCATGTGGAGCTAGATCCAAAATCCCCCATCAACGCATAGGAGCAAACATGGACTTCGTTACGCAGAACTGGACTGAAATCGCGGGTGTACTCGCACTCATCGTTGTCATCGGGGAGCGCATTGCGGCTCTGACCGAGACGAAGAAAGACGATGCAATCTTCGGCGCCATCTACAAAACGCTGAAGGCGCTGGGACTCAAGTTCCCGGAGGCCAAATGAGCCCGGACGAACGCCTCGGCTGGGTCTACGCCCTGTTCACGCAACTGGCCTTCTGTGTGATCGGCCTGCTCCCCGGCATCGGCATTGGCTGGTGGATTTGGGGATGATCGACGCAGACGCACTCATGCGAGATATCGGGCTGGCAATAGTGGCTGGCATCCTCTGGTGCTTCGCGTGTGGCGTCTTTGTCGGGTGGGCCGTATGGGGCTGGTAAAAATCGTTCTGTCGCTGCTGGCAAACCTTCTTGGCTTTATGAAGGACCGGCAGCTTATCGAGGCAGGAAAAGCGGAGGCCAAGAATGAGCAAAACGAGGCAACCTTGGAGGCCATTACTGCTGTGCGGGCTCCTATTAGCGACGATGACCGCGAGCGCGTGTGGGCACGGCTCCAAGCCCAGCGCGCCGGACGTGTGCCTTCTGATCCCGTCCCCTGATTTAGATTCACCGACCCGTTGGATGAAAGACTACGCGGTCATTTGGGCAGAGAGGTTAAAATGCGCGGAATTGTTTTAGCGATTGGGCTGCTGTTCTCTACCGCAGCCAATGCTGTTGAGGTGTCAAGGCCGACTGGGGGCGTTGAGGTGTTCTTGCCCAACTACGGCGTGACCATAGCCGTGGTGGCAATCTCAATTTCAAGCGTCGGTTCTGGCCTGGCTGTGCTGGAAAAGAAGCCCAACGGCGCGTGGGAATTGTGCGGGGTGTGTTTGCCTGCCCCTCAGAACATTGCCGCAGAGGTGGCTTTTCATGGCGGCATCCCGCAATGGATCGAAGCGCAGCGGGAGTACGTGAACAACGTTCTGGCCCGCCGTTACCCGCCCATTGACGTTCCCGGTGAGCCGACCCAGCCGCCGCCAGGAGCAAGCGTCATTGATCTAGTGAACTACGCTCTATCGACACAGTACAAGCTGGGTGGGGCGAAGCTTGAGCCGAAGTGATGCTGCGTGCCGGGCTTGATTCCGGCTGCTTCAGGTATTTGGCCCAAGGGAAGTTTGCCCTACTCCTTGGGACGGCGGTGGCAATTCCGCCGGGAAGATTTACAACCGAAGCCCATTCCTTCCGGGTCCAAGATGTGCGTGTCCATCCACGCCGCCGCAGCCCTCATAATATGCACTATTCTCGCAGCGTGTTCAACGTCTCAGGATACAAAGGGCGTAAGCCCTAACTTGGATAGCCTAACTTTAGTAAACGAAGAGCTTGGCAAGATGGAGCTTACGCTCCTTGAAGGCGTCCCTACTTTAGTGGGACCGCAGCGGGAGATGACTCCTGAACGGGAGCGGTCGGGGCCCTAAGCCACCCCGAACAGTGGGTCATAAACAGCAACGATGAATCGCGCATTTACCCAGCGAACCTCGCGCCCATCAAGTGTGCGGATGTAATACACCATCTCCTGCGGCATCGGCCCATCATCCGCCTCCACCCACTCCGCAATATCCATGCTCTCACGAGCAGACCGCACGAAATGCCCCACAGCATCGCGGTCTGGCGTGCGACAAATTCCAGAAATCTCCACAACCAAATCTCCCGCTCGTAAGTCCTCCATTCGGGCGTACATCTCGCGATATTTCTGGGCAGGGTGAGCGAGCACAGCGCCCCACAGGTTGCTGGTCAGCCCTCTGATAAATGCAGGCGCGTCAAGATCGACCGCTCCGTCAGTAGTTTGCTCCGCACTCACGCCAACCTCCCAAATCCCGTGATTGTGTAATCGTGGCTCAGATGGAACGGCTCCCGATTAGGTGGCGCACCGCTCACCGGAATCGTGCCGACAGTGACCCAGCCGTCATCTGGGATGCTGTCGGGGTCTTTGTCCTCGTATTCTGGCTTAGGCTTTTGAACGTCGCCGTTTGGCCCGCAGCGATACCATCCGGGTCCGACCGCTAATCCTTCGGGTTGCTCCGCACTCACGCCAACCTCCTATTTGCCAGCACGTTCGCGCCTAAGCGCGATACATCTAAGGATATCAATTTTCGTCTTTAGTGCGTGCTGTTCTTTGGTAAGCCACTGATAATTTGCAACCTCATCTTTTCCCCCGGCGCAAAGTGGTTCCGCATGGTCCCGCTCAAATCCAGGGCAAGCCCCACGTCTCCCGCCTGCTGTTCCTGGCCTGGTCTGCGTAGCCTTGTCAGGGCAAGGATTGAGGCGCTGAAACTCAGCGCGCACCTGTGGGTCTCTGTATGACCTAGCCTCCACACTACAGCTCATGAGGAGGGCTATCAGTAGGGCGCTTATGCGCCTTGTCTCTTCTGTCATTTGTGTGTGACCGGTAAGGGGGAGGGCTCCTGAAGCGGTGGGGTCGGGGTCACCCAGCCATATGCGCCGATGTCATCCGGCACGCCGGTATTCACGGTATCGGGTTCAGCGGGGACCACGGGGAGCAAAGACCGTCTAGCGCCTAACCCCACTCCATTCCCGCCAGCCTTGTCCGCTGCGTGGTGGGCAGTGTCTCCCCGTGGTATCTGTTGTGCCGCATATTCGGCGAGTACGAGAGCATGGGTGGCCCACCATGCACACGAGTTGTGCTCCCACCACCAACTCTGATGGCCGTACTTGGCTTGAAAGGCGAGAACTTCCTCAAGCGACTGTTTTGGCGTGGGCTTTATATCTTCGTCCGCACATTCGCTTGTCATGGTGTCATCATCCATTTTGTGTTTACGCCGTTGTGGTAGGCGATATCGTTGGAGCGCGTGTCAGCATCCCGAAGGCTGAAGCCACCGCGCAGAAAAATGTCGTATAGTTCCCAGCGCCGGTCCCATTGCGAATGCCGAAGCGTTGACGATTTGAAGGAAGACCATATGGCCGTGCCTTGGACTACGACGTAGAAGGCGAAGGCAGCGAACACGCAGTAGGTCAGCATCTTGAGTTCGTAGTCCCAGTCGATCCCGGTCATGCCCCGACCGCTCCGCTTCCAGGAACCACGGACCCCGCAACGTCACCTTCTTGCCGAGCATCTAGGGGCGTAAGCCCCATCTTCACATCATTCATATTTCATCACCAAGGGGTAGGACCAGAGGGGGAGGGGAGAGAGGGGCCGTCGATCTTTACGAGGGGGGATACGAGGGCAGTAGTAGGGCCGCTCATGCTGCGATCCTTTCGATCTGGTCCACCATTGCGATCCGCCGGCCAATCCAGGCCATCACAGGCACGGCCATAGAGTTGCCCAGCGCCTTGTATCGCGGCCCGTCAGCGGCCATCCCGTTGCGGTAGGGGATTAGGGTGTAGTCGTCAGGGAAGCCCTGTAGGCGCTCACATTCGCGCGGGGTGAGGCGCCGCACGGCGCTTGTGGCTATTAGGTCTCCGCCACGAGCGGACGGGCGATTCCCGCCAGAAGTGACGGCCTGTGCCCGATCGCTGATGCGAGCGTTGTAATCTTTGTTGCTGTTCGACGGCGTGATGTTGAAAGCGACGGGGACAAGGCCGTGCTCATCTTTAAACCCGCTATGCGCGTCACCGTTGCTGGTGAGGGTGCCGACTGTGACAAGCGGCGTTCCGCGCCCCGTGCCGTCCTCGCTCGCATCGAATCCCTCTCCGCGCAGAGCGTGCGCGATTAGTCCGCCGTCGAGGTCGAAGTCTGTCCCAAGCCCGCCGCCTCCCGAAGGGCGCGCGCTAATTGTTGGGGCAATTCTTTCCCTCGTTTTCCGGCTCGGCGGAGAATCCCAGCGCAGGCTTTCGCGCTCAAAAAGAACCGCTGCGGCACGTCGCCAGTCTCCAAGGTATCCGACAACGAACACACGGCGGCGTCTTTGGGCCACTCCGAAGTATTGAGCGTCCAGAACTCGGTAGCTGTACCCATACCCGAGTTCGACCATGCCCCCGAGGATGGAACCAAAGTCCCGTCCTCCGTTCGATGACAGGACGCCGGGGACGTTTTCCCAAACCAGCCATCGGGCGCGTGAGCGGCGAGCAAGTTGAAGAAACGCGAGCGCCAGGTTGCCACGAGCGTCACCCAGTCCGCCGCGGAGACCCGCGATACTGAAAGACTGGCAGGGCGTTCCTCCGACAAGAAGGTCAATTGGTTCATACTCGCCCTCGCCAATGGTGGTGAAATCCCCGTGCAAAGGCACATCGGGGTAATGGTGCGACAGGACCGCACGGGGGAATTTGTCGATCTCGGAAAAGAACGCCGGCCGCCAGCCGAGCGGATGCCATGCGACCGTGGCCGCTTCGATGCCGGAACAGACTGAGCCGTACCGCATCAGACCCCCACGCCAGTCTTTACGAGGGGGATAACGAGGGGGATTTGCCCCGCCGCCGGTTCGGGATAACCGGGGCTCACTGTCCAAGCCCTTGAATAAAGGCTTGATTTAGTTGGTCGGAGCGACAGGAGTCGAACCTGCGACCTCTGCCTCCCGAAAGCTATTTCACCATCCATTTCCCTTATCCTTCAACGAACCTAGCGAACCATTTAGAGGCGTTTGTGCACCTTGTGTTCACGGTTTCGGTTCACCATGAACGGGGGAGCACTGTCCTATTCTAACGCTTTCGCGGCACGACGCAAATGGTTAGGCGAGAATCGCCCATAAACTTTCTCTGTGACAGCGGTCGAAGTGTGCCCGAGGAACTGTGAAACCTCCGACATACTGATGCCAGCCTCGATCATCCTGCGAGCCGCCGAGCGCCTTAAATCGTGCGGGGTGATACCCTCGATCTTGGCGCGTGCCGCGGTCATGTCGAAGCCCTTGCGGATGTTCTTCACCCGGCCGCCGGCATACTCGACCACATAGCTTGTCGTAGAGGCTTCCTTGGCCTTCAGGAGGGCCTCGCGCAGGACGGAGCCGAATGGTGGCTTGGCGCGGCGCTTGTTTCCTACGCCCTGTCCTAGGTCGATTATGCCCCGCTCAAAGTCGATGTGGTCCCACTCAAGGGCGAGGATCGAATCTTTGCGGCCGGCAGTGTGCCAGGCCAGCATGAGATACATCTTCAGGTGCGGGGCGATGGCGTTCGCGACCAGCTTGTCGAATTGCTCTTTGGTGATGAATACCTCCCGCGGCACGGGCATGGATGGCATCTCGACTATGGCCGGCGTGTTCTTATTGTTCCAGCGGAGCCCGGCGCGCAGGGTGATGAGTTCCTTGCGGATGGTGTTGTCGCCTCGACCGCGGCGCCTGCGTTTAGCGACGTACTCGCGGCAAGTGGCCCTGGTGACCTGATCGGGCCGTAAGGCCCCGAAGTCATCCTTGAGACGCGCCCAGGCCCACTTCATCCGTTCGTGGGATGCTTTGTCGGCCTTGTCTGCAAGGTACGCCTCCATGATCTGGCCTACCGTGTCACGATTGCCTGATTCCCCGGCCCTTTTAAAATCCGCAAGTGCCCGTTTTGCCGTGTCGAGGTCGGTTGTCCCTGTGCTTCGGCGGATCGTTTTCCCGTTCTCGTGCCAAACGACGCACCAGATGTTCCGGTAGAGCTTGAGGCGGTATTGCATGGGGAACCCTGTTCGTAGGCTTCAACGGCGGCGTATGGGATGCGGTATAGCTTCCCAACCATGAAATGCGGAAGGGTGCCATCTTTGCACAGATCCCGGATGTGCTTGCCCGTGACTTCCCATCGGTCGGCCAGGGTTTTTGGGGAAAATGCTTTTGTCACGTTCTGTTGTCTCCCCCACTGCCGACCGAAACGGTTCCTTTAGCCTTGAGGGCGCGGATGTTCACAGCAATGACGAACGCCGCATCTCCGCTGTCCCCGTCGCTAATGAAGTTGTCGGCCTCGCGAGCCGCTTCCTCCAAAGCCTTATTCCGCGTTTCTGCGAGAAGTGCGGGGATGTTCATGGCTTCGATGGCGGCACGGGCTTGGTCAAAATAGTGGTTCGCCATGATGGACGGCATATCGTCAAAGCACGCTTGAGGATGCTGTGGCTTGGTCAAGAAGATGGCCTTGGCTACCTTCAACTCCATTTCCTTGGCGTCACTCATTTGAGTTCGTCTCCGTTGGGGTAGGGGTAGGCGGCGCTTCTGCGCCTTGAAGCGGCTCGGCAAGTGTGGATGAGGGAGTGGCGCGTTCCTGAGATGGTGGGGTCGGGGTCATGCGGCGACTCCCGGCAGCGTGAATTTGCCCTGCCACGTTGCCCATGCCCGCGTCACAGCTCCGGTTCCTGGGTAAAGGTCGTGCAGTTCGTCCTCGGGCCGCGCACCCATCAGATCAAAAGCCCAATGGCAAACCTTCTCAGGCTTCGCGCCAGTGAGCCCGCGCTTTAGCGTGATGCTTTCCATGATCCAATCGCGCATGGGCACGATGCGCTTATTTACGACCGGCTTCCGCGCTGGTTTTATAATCACCGGCTCCCACGCATACCCGACCGGCACATTCTTTTTGAAGGCCGCAAAGCCCTTAACCCATGAGCACCAGCGGGCTTCACTGTTAACGATCAACGGGGCAAGGATCGACATGCTGTGGGCCGTGGCCGACGCGTGCAGAACCCACCCATCGAACTCCGAATTTAAGCGCCGGAACAGGTCAATATGGTCCACCTCCGTCTTTTCGGGGTAGAGGTGCGCGCACCCGATGTAAGGCGGATCAGCGTAACCCAGCCTCATGCGTCCGACCGCTACGCTCGTTTGTTTCTCTGCGCTCACGTCATTCTCCTAATCTGCTGCACACAAGGCGCGTAAAGCGCGGACTACACATTCCCAGGCGTAGATGGTGGGGAGAGGAACGGTTGCCAAACCCATCGCGCGGTATTCCACCGTTTATCGTCCCAGTAGGAAACTGGAAGCGGGTCGGTAGTGCTTAATGCGGCTTGGCGGCTTCCCTCCCAATCGGCAGAGGAGCACGCCACCACAAACCAGCCAGCGTTGTGTTTGTGCCGCCAGCAAATCTCTGGCCTAGTGGTCGGACTAATGGGCAATCGCAGAAGCTTGATTAGAGTGCCATCAGTCGGCGCGGTTTCAATCGGCTCCCACTCCGTCAGCACGGATGCGGGGGCTTGGGCTCCGCTCGTTACAAAATCCCCGATGAAATGACGGCTTGTATCAATGTCATCCACTGCGGGGGCTTGGGCTTCTGCCTGTAGACGGGATTTGAGAGCGCGGGCGATGGGCCATACGTCTTTTGGCGCGAGCAATTCACGCTCTGCCCGTTCACAAAGCCGCAGCAGTTCAGAGGTGTCAGCCATTGGTGTGGGGCCTTTCGTTGCTTGGCAAGGAGCTAGGCGGCTAACTCGATTGCGCGGAGAACCATCTTGCGGGCGTTGGCGAAGCCGCTGTCGGAACATTTCGATACGTCAGAAAAACCAAGCTCGACCGCTGCCGGTTTTGCTGCGTCGATCACGGCATACTGTTCTGGGATAGATATGGACGGTTCAATCATAGACATCGCCGTGACGAAGCAGCGGCCCCCATTTGGGCCATACATTCCGCAATGGTGGCGTTCCCCGTGGTCGCCCCAATATTCCAGGATGGCGGTCAACCGGCGGCGAACCTCACTCAAAGGCTTCGGGCTGAACGCTTCCGGCGTAACGGTGACGAACTTGTCTTTTGCTGGCTGGTGCATCGTTCGTGTTCCTTATGCTGTAGGGGCTTGGCAAGGAGGCGCTTTACGCGCCTGTAACTTCAGGGGCTTGAGAGGACGCGGGGGCGGTGCTTTCCGGCGGCGGTTGGGTCGGGGTGCTGAGACAAGGAGGCTCAACAAGACGAAACTCCGGGCATCCGCCGCCCATGCAATATCTAGCGCGTAGGCATTTATTGTCGCAATGAAGTGACGGATCGTAATCCGCAACTTTTCCGCCTAGCAATTTGACCGCGTCTGCTTGTTCTTTATTTAAAAGCATGGGACCTCGCGTCCGAGGCTCAGCCCAGGATCGCCAAAGCACTCGCGAAATTCTTCCTGCGACGCACAGACCGGCCACGGCAAGTTGGCGCCATCGAACCCGCAGAACTTGCACGGCGGTGCTACGAACCCGACCCCATCACTCTCAGGAACCACCGCACCCGAAACGTCGCCAGCTTGGGGAGCCGATTCCGCGCCATGAGGCGCGCCTAAAAACGATGAACAGCGCGAGACCGCATGGCCTCCCGTTCTACGGCAACCCCAGCCAGAGGCGGATGTGGCATACCGCGCAGCCTCCACCCATTCGCGATGAACACAGCCATCGCACCCAACATCCACGTCACTCATGGTTGCTCTCCATTGATGTGCGAGAAGGGATGGAGGGCTGCGACAACCTCAGACAGGCCAGCGGCTTTTGGGTCGTGATAAAGCGCCACGTAAGCCCGCGCCGCCTCTACTACAGCCACAAGGGAGAGGATGGTTTTGGGTGGCAGTGCCCGGAAATACGCTTCGGCTTTCACATGCTCGTCACCAACGCCAAAGAACGAGACACCAATCGGCGCGTCGTCGTAATTCGTGTAATGCTTGGAATCGACGAACCCATTACCGCCGCAAAGCGGGCAATCCATTTCCTCGTCATCGACGCACTCAGCCGTGCCAAGATTCTGCGGCGTGGCCTTCTCCGCAGCTTCTTTTATTTTGTCCAAGTCTATTGGTGTCATTTGCTCTATTCCTCCGATGTAGTAGGAGAGGCTTGGCAAGTGGCGCCGCTTAGGCGGCTTTGTTCCTGCCGCCGGTATTGCTTGCCTGGTGGGCTGTGTTCCCACAAAGAGAGCGCGGTCGCCCTCAGATCGACGTTGTGCTCGTCCTCTAGGCCGCTTCTCGCTCCAACCCGGACTGTCGAGCATCCCGTGAGCGAGACGGCAGATCGGCACAACGTTGTCATCCCCGCCACCAGCGCCGCGCGTCGGAGTGTGGTGCGGATCTAGCGGGCCTTCGCACGCGTGGCTCATCCCGGTCTTGCGATTGTGCTTGCCGGCCAAAACGCATTGGAAATTATCAAGCACCCAGTTGATGTGCGGACGGCAGCGAACAGCCTTGATCCGGCGCGGCTTCGTGCGCTTGGTCTTGATCGTGCTGGCCTTGTACTGGCGAAGGGGCAAGCTCATGTCCGCACCAGATCACGGAGTTCAAAGTCAGTGCGGAGCGCGTCAAAGCGGGCGGCGGCTTCGGGGTCGGCGTCCAACTTCGTCTTGCTCGAAATATTGAGCATCCACTTCAAGGTCAGATCAGCGGCCTCCACTTCGTCACCGGGCCTTGACCCGCAAGCGTCATCCCAAAGGCCGGGGACGTGATGGGCTAACCACGAGCGAAACGCCGCGTCCCGCAACATCAGATAGGCTCGGCTCGACCGCTTCGTCTCAGCCTTCTCCACCTTCGCGGGTTCCACGGCCTTCTCTGGAACGGTAGGCGCGTTAAGCGCCGCCACGTCCAGACGAGCTATAGCCACCGCCACCGGACTTGCTCTGTCAGGGGCTCCAAACATTCTCAGGAACTCGTTGGAGTGTTCGATAGGGATATCAATTGCGATCCGTGCCGATTTGAGTCCCGGCATGAACTTGCAATCGACGTAGACCCCGGAGATGACGGCGGGCTTATCGGACATACGACACCGCGATTTTGTGCGTGTTCTTGTTCTCGATCTGCTTGCGGTAGTTGTCGGCCAGCACCTTGGAGTCGCCGCCGGCAATCGCCATCAACAGCACATCGTTAAAGCGAGCCGTGATGGTCACGCCCAACTGACTGGCGAGGACGAGAAGGTCGCGGCAGGCGTCGTCTATGTCGCAGCCCGCCGAGAGTTCAACTTCCAACATGATGGATGACTTACGCATGGCTGGATCACCTAGAACGGAATGTCGTCATCATCGCTTCCACGGGTAGCGCGTCCCTGGTCTGCCACAGGACGGTCATCCTCAGACTTCCCGCCGCCGTGGAGCGTGACTTCCAGAACCGACACTTCAAGCTGTGCGCGCGGCTCGTTGGTTTTCTTGTCCTTCCACGTGGAGATAACCGGCGTTCCGACGAACTCCACCAGCTTGCATTTGGTCAGGTGCGGGGCCAGCGCAGAGGCGCGCTTTCCGAAGATTACGGCCTTGACCCAGTGCGTGGTTTTCTTGTCGCCATATCCGGTGTCGTAGGCTGCGGAGAACGAACACACCTGAGTGCCGCCGGTCGTCTCGCGCAGTTCGGCGTCTTTGCCGATCCGGCCCGTCATTGAAAATGTCGCCATCTGTCTCTCCTATTCGGCCGCTTGGGCCTGGGTTTCACGCGCGACCAACTCGACTTCGCTAATGAAGGTGTCGAAGTCAGAGCGCGCATCTACGATGTTGGAAATCTTCATGGTTTCACCGCGCAGGCCGGAACCATCGGGGCCTTCATAGACACCGGGGTAAGCCTGGATCATGCGGATGAAGCGGGTCTTGGCGCCGTAAAGGAGTTGTACGAACTGCTCCTTGTTCTCGACGCCCTTAAGCTCGTTGATGTAATCGCGCGTCCACTTGCGGGCCTCGGAGACGCCGGGGGCGTTCTTGACCTGGGGGAGGCCATCGGCAGTGGTGTTCGCTGCAGGCGGCGCGGTCGCCTTGCTGCCGGGCAGAAGCCGTTGCAACTTGGCGTGTTCCTTGTCGGCGATGGTGACGCTCTTGCCGCGTTTCACCACATCAACCCACGGGCTATCAACGTCATAGAGATAGCGACCGACGCCCCATTTAACCGCGGCACGCTTGAAGGCGTCTGAAAGCGAGCCCTTCTCGGCCTCCATATCCGTGTCGCCAGCGCCGTCAGCACGCCAGATCCATTCACCGCCGATCTTCACGCCGATCTCACAGACCACCTTGGCCTCCGCGTGGGAGTAGCGGTTCTGCCATTCGGTTCCGCAGACCTCGTTAAAGCGGTCCTGCACGTCGCGGGCGTCGATATAGGCAAGAGCAATCCCGCTAGTAGGGTTGTCCTTGTTGTTCACTGGCCCAACGCGCCAAGAGATTTTGGCGGGCGGGAACGGCGCGGAGAGTTTGGCGAGAATGTCGGTCATTGATTGCTCCAAGTGGCGCGGTAGTTGTTCCAGATATTGATGAGCGTTTTACGCGTAGCGCGGCGCATCCAATCGGTGGTGGGCGTGTGGTAGTCCTTCAGGGTTTCCCGGTAGAGAAGGTGGAGGTAGCGGCGGCGGAAGGCGCGACCCTGCTGCCGGAAGGAACGCGCATCCGCCGCGTCGTCCTCGACTTCACTTGCCAAGCCAGCGCCATAAGGCGCGCCTACGGCCCTCAAGTTCACAATGTTCATGGCTAGATCATCCCAATCAGCGCGCGGACCCAATGCGGAGCCCACGCCCATCTTTTGTGGAACCTCTTACGCATTGGCTTTCCCTCTATGAGAACCCTGACCAACGGAACGCTCATGGGGCACCAGCAAGGCCGCAGTGGCCGACGCGCTCGCCATCACCGCAGGACGGATAGCTTTGCCCACACAGGAGGCCGTCACTCTTTCGACGCCATTGCCCGCGCCACGCCATGCACTCAGAGGCGATGCAGTTCATTGCCTTGTGGGTGGTCGCGTCTTGGCCGCGCGGGGCGCCGATTTCCTGAATACGGTTGTGCGCCGGCACTTCGATTGGAAGCGGCGACATGCTCTCGCCATCAAGGTACGCCGGGATAACCCGGGCATACGGGCACCACTTCGTTTTGGCTTGTTCTTCAGTCATCGTCATGGCATCGCCACCCACACAGCAAAGAGAGTGCCAAAGAGAGCAAGAAGGGAGAGTCCATCACCGATGATGCGGTAGGGGTTCATGGGGCGATCCTTTCCATGATCGGCTTGCGGGGCTCGGGGCGTTTCCGGCTTAACTTTTCGATTTGAGACCGGCCCCATCTCGTCGGCGCATTTGTGTTCCAAGATACGGTTGCCATGCCGGCGTCGTGGTCGATTTCGATAATTCGGACTCCGAACACAGACCAACGGCTCATGGTCGTGTTGCCCATTTTGGTGCGCTTCTTCTGCCAAAGCTGGTCGCCCTTTTGTACGAGGTGCCATTTCACAGCCATCCCCGTTACTCCGCCGCTTCCATGTGTTGCGCATCCATCTCCGCCTTCAGTTCTTGGAGGCGTGCAATCTCAGACCGGCAGAAGGCGAGAGCTTGAACGGCGGCATCCAAAAGGATCACGTTGGACGCCTTACGGCGTTCGGATACTTCGCAAGCGAGCTTGACCTCGTTGTCGCGTTGCCACTTGAGCGTAGCGGTCACGGCCATGCGCACATCTTCGGCGGTGGGGTCGGGCTGCTTGGGTTGGCCGTATGTCTCCAGCGCGTCAAAGCGCGGGGCGAACAGGCTGTCGTGGATCGCCTTGAGGGTGCGGGCGTGGGCGGCTTCTGTTGCGGTCGGGGTCATGTGTGCCTCCTTGTTCATGGAGAGCACTATAGGAGCATTCAAATGCTCTAGTCAAGGCATCAAAATGCCCCGGCGCATTTTTTCAATGCGCCCTTATGTAACGGGCCGATTCGCTAGGAAATGCTTGTCAGGCTTAGGTCGGGCGCACGATCCGGTGAATGGATCTGATCGTCTTTGGATCAAACACCACTTCTTTTTCAGGGTTCCACTGTTTACAGCGGACTTCCTTTTCGGTGCGGCGGACCAGCAGTTTGATAAAGGCCTCGCCCGTGGTGAGCTGGATCACAACGTTGTGACCCGGCTGCGGGGAGAGGTGCGGATTGACCTGCACAAGATCATCCGGTTCAAACGCGGGATACATAGATTTGTCGTGCACCCTTACCGCGTAGGCGTCCGACACTCCCTCTAAGGCTTTCAGCCGCACCGTAACCCCCTGGCGTTCACCATTCGTGATGAAAAGCCCCATCTCGCCGGCTTTTACGTGGCCTAGGATTGGGAGGTCCCCAGGGCCTTCAAACCGGCGTTCTCCACCTGGAATAAGCGTAACACGACCACTAGTTTCGCCTGCAACCAAATTTTGTGGTGATATAGGGGGGGTCTGTTTCTCCTGTAGGTGGTAGCGGAAGCTAGAGGGGAACATATCTGCCGGGGTGGAGTCCGCAGCCTTGGCCAGCGCGTCAATTGTGGCCTGCGTCATAGTCTTAGATCGGCCGTCGAGGAAGTTACGCACAGTCCCGCTCGATACTTTGGCGGCTCTGGCCCACGGCTTCATCTTGAGCCCGCGCGCTTTAATGAATGCGCGCAACTCACGACGTTTCGTTTCTATTAGCGAATCGGGGTCTGTCATGGCGGGGATATAGTGCAGTTAAGTGCACCTCTTCTACTGTGCATACGAATGCTCTTTTAGGTCTTGCAAGGTGCATAACGATGCTCCATAATGCACCCCTATGAGCATCCACTCGACAATCGAACGTATCCGCATCTTCGCAGCATATAAAGGCTGGGCGAAAGGCCGTTTCGCACGCGAAGCCAGTATCAACAAGACAACCCTTAGGAATTTCCACAGCAAAGAGTGGAACCCGACGCGGGAGATTATCGAACGTCTCGAAAGCGTCATTCCTGACGATTTCCAGCCCGAGTGCTGTGATTACAAGAATAAGCCCAAGCCTAAAGCAAAAGCCAAGGCCAAGGCTAAGCGCAAACGGGCCGTGCAATGACCCTACGCGCTGACCGCTTCCTTACATCTCACGCAGACACGCGGCTTGGTCGTGTCCCTGCCATCGAGGGCAATGTACCTGGTCTTACACTGAATGCAGTCCCAGCCCTGTCTTTCCGCATTGTAGCGGGCAAAGAGACGGGCGGCAGACAACTCACCATTTCCAATGCGCGCATGGCCCCTAACGTGCGCGTCGGCCTCGACAGCTTCCCCGCCCCCCCGGCTGTCGGGGCCACCCTTTTCGACGGTTGCAGGCAAGCGGACAGGCCTGTTGCTGGTCAGAGAGCAGGCCGTATCGTTCTGAATCGTACAAGGTACGGCACTAGCCGGAAGTCGAGCGCCCGGCCCGTCGAAAGCCTTTCCGTGGCGAGCGGTTTCTCGCTGGTGTCCACAGAGCGCCGTAACGTTGTCTGTGATCGTCATCTCTCCGGCCTGAATCCCCTTCAGGTCTCTACCAACTCCCGGCGTCACGGGGACGGGTTTGTGTACCCCCGATCCTTCGTGATGCCGGACTTTTTTTGCCCGCCAACTGCTCTGCAAAGCAGCGTGGGTGATCTGTCCGAAGCTTCTGAAAGCCAAATCAATAACTCCGTTGTCGTGAATCAATCTCACACACGGAGGCTCCAATGGTCTTTCGCCCGTACCGCAGTGTTCTGCCGAAATACATGACCGCAATCTCTGCAACAATTTGCCGAATCCCCAATGCCCGGTTTGAAATCCCCGCACGGCTGCGCGTGTCCGCGCGCACGGTGGAGAACTGGCTGAGTGGATCTACCGAACCCCGCGCCTGTCACCTCATCGCATTGATGCGCGAGTTCGATGAAGTAGCTGATGACGTTTTGCGCCTGAGCCATCGGCAGCAGGGCGGTCTGACTCAAGAGCAAAAAGCCAAACTGTTGAAAGTGATCGGGGAGTAACGAATGGCGGGGGTTTCTGTCGTTTTGGAACTACACGGCTGGCGTCGGCCGAAAATGTCGGGCGGGTTCTTTGGCCGCGTGTTCTGCCTGGGCTTTGTGAGCGTGTGCTACGCGCCGTTCGTGGTCAGTGATTGGCTTCAGAAGAAAATCACAGAGTTGCGCGGCGTAGCTAATCCTCACGCGCGCGTTGAAATGGCGTGTGCGGATGTGGATTCCGTTGAACGCACAATGCCGATGGCGGTGCAGAAGTTCCACAGGCTGCACAAATGAGCACGCTGGAACGCGATTCCATGACCGTCGCGGAGATGCGTAAGGAAGTCTCAAGGTTAGGGCTTTCCAAGAAAGCGAAGAAGGCTCGCAATGGCCTGAAGGCGCGGCTTAGGCCGCTTGAGGACGACATACAGCGCGACGTGGTGGACTGGCTTGCCCCTCATGAGCAGAGCGGTCGGCTCCTCTACTTCCACGTCCCGAACGGCGGCAAGCGCAACGTGGTTGTGGCGATGAAGCTTAAGCGCCTCGGAACCCGCGCAGGAGTGCCGGATCTGGTGATTGTACCTGCGACCGGCCCCGTTGTTTTCATCGAACTGAAGGCCGGTAAAAACAAACCCACGGACGAGCAGGAATATTGGCTGAAAAACCTTCCTCACTACGGATGCCCTGTCAGGGTCTGCCGTTCCTTG